AGCCCTTGGCTTAACTGAACTGGATTCTGCAGAGCTCGGCGAAATAGAGGACTTGCGAGACGAAATCAAAGACTTCATCGACAGCAAACTTGAGCCCCACACAACCGTTCCTCTCACAACGGTTCCCTCAGCCATAAGCCGCATAGCAGCCAAACTCGTAGCAGCAGAATTCAGATTAGCCAGGGCACCCACAGACCAAACTCTCCTGGCCCAACATAAAAAATGGGAAGACGAATTGAACGCCTACATCGAAGCAAAATACAAACAACCCCTTTTCAAGGTGGCTTAAATGAGCATAAGACCCCAAATCATGTATGACGACCAGAAACTTAGGGTTTGGCTCCATGACGGCCCCAAGCGTAACGAAGAGGCTAAAAGGCTTTTTCAAGTTTTGGGATCCGCCTTAGTTATTGACCGGATGCGTCTTTTTGCTCCCGTCCGGACCGGATTTCTCCGCGAAAGTATTGATGTTGACTTTACTGATGAGGGATTTGTAGTTTATCCCAAGGCTCCTTACGCTGTGTATGTTGAGAAAGGAACTGAGCCTCACACCATTTTCCCACGAACAGCTAATGTACTCCGCTGGTACGACGAAGCAGGCCGGCCGAGATACGCAAAATATGTTAGGCATCCGGGGACCGTGGGCGCAGGCTTCATTGTGCGGACCTGGGTTGCCGTGAAGGATCTGCTTGTCGATTTAATGAACCAAATTTGGGAGGACGTCCACCGTGACTGACACAAAAACTATCCGAAACAAAATAATTGACATTTTGAAGGCTTACTCGGCCTTATCCGCCGTCAAATCCTGGCTTATCGGAGAGCCTCCTCGAGCCAAATATCCATCATTTCCCTTCGGATGGGTCGAATGGAACCGAGGGCCTCTCAGCGCCCCGATTGGATTAAGCCAAATTTATGAGGACGAATTTTTCGTAGTGATTGTGGACCGGCATCCCGACGCCGACAAAGCTGAAAATAATGTGGAAACTTTTGTGTCGAAAATTGAGGATGCTTTGGCTGCGGATCCCAGCATCAACGGATTAGTGGCAGCCAGCTATGTTAAGCTGCGGGAGAAAACCAAAGTTTTCGAGGCTGACGCAAGCCTCGCAGCTGTCAGACTTACGCTTTGGTCAAGGCGTAAAGAGTAAAAGGAGGAATGAAAAACGGCGATAAAAAGATATGTTGGCCCCGGAAAAGAATCAATTTACGGAGGAGCAATGCCAGCCAATCGGTACATTGAGGCAATAGCATCTCTTAAGCCAGATCAAGGATGGATTATTCCTTCACCAATCGCAGATCGAGCATTTCGTAAGCGAAACCTTGGACCTTATAGAACGAGGGGAACAATTGGCGATTTTCCAGTTGAACCCGAAAATATAGGCGAGCTACTTTATGGGGCATTTGGTAATGTCCTAACGACTAACCCAGCATCAGGAGTTTATCTCCACACGTTTTCGCCTGCGGACTCATTGCCATCTTATACATTTCACATTGGCAGTGAACAAAAGGAAAGACTGGTGCGCGGGAGTCTTGTTGAAGCCTTAACAATTAAATTTGCCCATGATGACGATTTGAAAGCGAGAGCCGAGATTCTAAGCGGTTGGGTTGAAAGCTCACAAAATTTGGAGACAGTGGCTTTTTCAACGTTGCAGGCTCTCAACATGCTAACGGCAACTAACATTCTAACCATCGATGGCATAAGTAAGAAATATGAGATCTACGATTTGGAGATAACGATTAAAAACAACATTCCTTTCGACCGCGGCAACTTAGGTTCAAGACAATTTACGATAAAACGTTATGGAGCCAGAGAAGTCACCGGCAAATTAAGCGCATATTTTGATAACACAGAGGAATATGACAGGTTCATTGCAGGTAACGAATTCACTTTAATTATCCATGTTGACGGACCAGTAATTACAGGTGCATACAAGTATTACCTCGAATTTGAACTCAGAAAATGCATTTACCTGCGGGATGTAGCCCCGGACATTGCCGCTATCAACGAACCTTTAGTAGTTGATGCACCCTTCAAAGCCTTCTATGACACATATGGCGGTTTTAATGCCGAAGCTAAGGCAAAACTGCAAAATGCCATTTCAGCCTATTAAGAGGGAGGCAAAGTGAAGAAAAAAATCGAAACCATCGAATATAACATTATTCCTATATCGCCTCACTTGTCACCCTACGCAACCAGAATCGGCGAACTACTGCAGAAGAAACCCCAAAGTGTGCAGGAAGTTGAAGAAACCAGCGGCGAGATCAATGTTTTGATGGATAAATTACTCTCAGAAACCGTTAAACCTAAACCAACAAAAGAGCATCAAACCCAAGTTTTCAATATTCTATGTGAATATACTAACGCTGTTATCCAAGAGGCCCAGTTTTTTCGCAAAAATAAAGGATCCAACTCTGCAAAAGGCAACACAGCTCGCCATGGCGATTCAGAAGCGGCCAAGTGAAATTCTGGGATTGAGGGGGTCGTCATTATGGCTCCTCGAAGTGGACTATCAACTCGTCATGGATGCATTAGAAAAAGCGTCAACTGGACAAGAGGAGACGACGGAAGAGAAAATTAGGAAGATGAAGGAATGGCATCGCCAGAAGTAACGATTGGAGTCAACCTCGAAGGTCTTGAAGAGGTTACCGCAGGCTTCAATCAAATTGGAGAAGCATCAACTCAAATGGGAAATAAGATAACTCATTCTTCAAGTCAAATAGAGGTAAGCAACAGACGTTTAGCCTTTAGCATGGCAAGCGTAATCGCCAACAGCGTGCAATTAACTGACATCATCGGACGCATGTACTCTGGGCAATTGAATCTGGGCAAAGGGGCCCTTCTGCTTGCTATGAATTTTCTTCAGTTGATCCCAGCCATTACCACAGTAGTCACCGCTATCAAGGCCATGGGCATCGCGTCAGCCATAACACAAGCCATTTCAAGCATGGGCGCCGCCATACCTTTAATAATCGCAGCAGCCGCAGCAGCTGCAGGCATAGCAATCGCGGCTTACGCCTCATCGGTTCCCAGTTACCAATTTGGCGGTCCAATCTATCAAACTCGTCCGTATTTGCTTCATGCAGGCGAATATGTTCTGCCGCGGGGCGCTTCGGCCGTAACTATTAATGTTTATGGCGCTGGTTCACCTCGCGAGACAAGCGACGTCATCATTGATGCGCTTCGTCGGCAAAGGGTGATTTAATGAGCCAAGTTGCGCCCGCCAAATGTAGAGTAGAAATCTTCCGTGGTCCACCATATTTTTTCGATGACCACTTCCTAAAATACACATGGGAAACTCAGCAGGCTGTTGCCTACAAGTACGGCGACACTGTTCTCGTTGAAATTTACGTTGGCACATTTGGCTTGATAATCCATCCTTTTGGAGAGACAATTAACACTAACCCAAATCGCTATCTCATTGTTCGAGTAACAGCCTTAACCGGGGGGTCCTGGTTTGTTCAGGCAAAATTGGGCGCCACAGTTCAAGTCAGCAAAACCTTCACAGACCTGGGATTAAAAATAATAGACCTCTACACAGAAAAAGGAAGTCATTTTGACTATGACCGCGTAACCTTAGGCGTCAATGGTGCAGTATATGATGATGTTACGGCCGATTACTACGCGATATGTAAACAGACTCTCCTTGTTCCAATTGACACCGGCGACGTTGTTGAACAATTAACCATAACGAAACCCGTTTTATCCCAAGGAATCGGAGGAGCCAAGTTAACTCTGCCTAACTTCGGCGGAGCCCTAAACGGAGAGATCAACAAGTTTGATAATATCATAATTTGGCTAAGCAGAACTGCGGTTGATCTTGGAAAGCCTGACGCTAAGGTTTTCGGCGGCAAAATCATTAAAATGACGAATAGAGCTAATGAATATGGAGCGTTTTTCATAGACCTTGACTGCCACAGCTACGCCCACGAATTAAATGTTCCACCGAGTCTTTTGCAGCAGTCATATTCCGCCGTGAATGGGAGGACAATTATTGAAGATGCTTTAGCAGTTGCAAACTACATAACAAAGCATCCCTTGGGTCCCCAATGGTTTGATAGCGGAGGGGCCTCCGGGAACATGGATGATAGGATTAACAGTACGCATGATGTTGAATACGACGAAGTTCTACCTATGACCGTTATTCAGGAAATTTTGGATAAGGCAAGCAATCCTAATGCGGTGAAAGGATTTGACATTTATGAGATGCCGAGCGGTGTTTTAGTTGGGCACCTGCGTAACAGTCTGGATTTTACCAGCCAAAATTCAATTACGCCAGAATCATACAATAAAGATGACGATATCCACCGTGTAAGGAATAAATTCAAGGTTTATGGCGCCGCTGCTAAACCTAATCCTTCTGATCGTAAAGCATGGAACCAAACCGTAGACAACTGGGCGGGAATTAACGGCTTCGGATTAACCGTCTATGATGATGGCACAAATAAATGGATACAAGTCAACGGAAACGGATCATATACTGAGATTGGGCTTAGACGTACAAACATTGGGACCCTGAAAGCAAAATTTGAGGCCGGCTACAAAGAATTCGCGTTAGTATGGTTCGCCGACTGTAATATTGATCGTGTTGACCAGGTCATTTTTAATATTCTTTGTCCAGATACGAGTAATTACTTTAAGTTGGTGGATACGGAGGGAAGAACCTATAGTACAAATTCCGAGCGAATTACAATCGGCCCGAAAAGCAATTTAGCATGGACGTCAGTCGGAAACCCAAGCTGGGATAATATTCAAGGATTTGAGATAAGAGTTATTCTTGACGTCGCATGGGCTTCGGGAGACCATTTTCGGGTTACTGCCGTACATTTCGACAAAGCCCGCTTCAGCTATGAAACTGCAAACTCAGAGGCTCAAGACAGCATAAACAAATATGGAGTGCGCAGAGACGAACCTACTGTTGACGAAACACTTCAGAGCGACACGGAATGCGAAACCAAAGCCAAATCAATGCTTGACCCAGTTAAAGACCCAGTGGTTTCCATACCTGACGTTGTTATTGACGGAGATTATTACAATGGTGGCGACCGACAGAGAATCATTGTTCCCAACGACAATATTGACACTTACCTCCGCATAATTCAAGTTCAACATCAAGTTGTGGGACCTACCTGGGACAGTATTCTTCGACTTTCGTTTGAACCAGAAGTTATTGATTATGTGTTCCGAAAATTGAAGGAGGCAATTGGGTGAACATGGTAACGCTTAGAAAAGGCTTTGTCATTTGCTTCTTTTGTGTTTTGGCGAGTTTACTTGTGGCTTTAGGCTTCAACACGCTTGACTGGATCGTCTGGACCCATACATCTCCTTCGCAAATTTGGATGATGGCCCCCTGGCTCATCTTGCCAATCTGGTGGGCCTACTTGC